TCTATGGTAAAACAAGTACCACAGAAAGAGAAGAAATACGATCTATTGTTGAGGGTGAAACAAATTCTATCACCGTTGCTTCGTATGGAACCTTTAGTACTGGTATTAATATTCGTAATATTCATAACATCGTGCTCGCAAGTCCTAGTAAATCCAGAATTAGAGTGTTACAAAGTATTGGAAGAGGGCTGCGTACTAGTGATAATAAAGATTCCGTTTTGATCTTTGATATTGCAGATGATATGACTTTTAGAAATCAAAACAACTTTACACTAAACCACTTTCAAGAACGCATAAATATATACAATACAGAACAATTCAACTATGAAATTACAAAGGTAAAACTACGATGAATCCAGATACATACAAAATCTTAAAGCTCATTAGTGGTGAAAACATCATTTGCGAACTATCTGAAGATGATGGAAAGTATGAAATTTCAAGACCATTACTAATGAATGTTCACCCAAAAGTAACTCGAAAAGGTATGACAGAATCTTTAGAGTTATCGAGATGGGTCCAACCTTTTACGGAACAAAAAAGTTTCGAAATCGATCCTAAACATGTTATTATTATGTTATCAGCTTCTCCTGGCTTGAGTGTCTTCTATGAGAATGTGATATATAAACTAGAAGACCGTGAGGAAGCTTCTATAATAGATAATTATAACGATGATGATATATATGATGAACTATTAGATGAATTAGAAACAGACAATAAATCAATTCATTAATGTAGTTCTATAACCAAGGGACAAGCTTAATGTAACACCATTTTATAGTATAGTCAAGGGTCTTTTAAATTATATTGACCCTTGACTTTATCTTACCAATGTAGTATAGTAGGTAAAGATTAAGGAGAATACCCATGGCGAAATCAAAAGGCGAACACTACGTTGATAATAAAGCGTTTCTACAGGCAATGATCGAGTGGAAAGAAAAATGTAAAAATGCCGAGGAAGCCGATGAACGTATTCCACCTGTTACAAATTACATAGGTGAGTGTTTTCTAAAGATTGCACAACATCTATCATATAGACCTAATTTTATTAACTACACATATAAAGATGATATGATTTCTGACGGTATTGAAAATTGCTTGCAATATTGTTCTAATTTCAATCCAGAGAAGTCATCGAATCCTTTCGCATACTTTACACAAATAATTTATTACGCATTCATCCGAAGAATTCAAAAAGAAAAGAAACAAACTCACGTTAAAAATAAAATTGTAGCAGGTACAAACTACCAATCTTTTAATACAATGCCCGGTGATTCAACTAATTACAGTATCGATAATTCTTTTGCACTTGACAATCTTCCAGCTGAAGATGTATATAAACCCAAGACGGTAGAAAAAAAAAGTAAAAAGGGACTAGAAAATTTTATGGAAGATGATATCGATAGTGTAGCGGTGCTTGGTGATGAGCGTTGAAGATTGTTTATTTTGGTGTAAGTAACGACTTTTATAAATAGTATAAAAGGAGATTACTATGGATTGGTTAGAAGAACTAAAGAATATATCATATCCGATGGAAATACCAGAAGGTGCTATTGAAAATGGTTTGGGTATGACAAATGACCTTGCTGTAGAATGGCATAAAACAAGACCAGCTTCGTGGTTGGAAGATATGAGGGTAAGTGGGTTGAAACAATGGAAAGATAATGATTCTCGTAGGAAATCTCATTCAATCAAGATGAAAGAAACTTGGGAGAATAACAGGGAACTTATGACAGAGAACGCCAGACAGAATGGTCGCCACGGATTATCTGGAAAAGATATTCATAATACCCTTGACATTGAATATAAAGGCGTGATATACTATGGGTATCGTGAACTAAAAGAAGTGACAGGTGTATCCAAACATCTATATAATAAGTACTATATAAAGGGGATTGATCCAGAACCAAGAATTGGTAAGGATGGCCCAGTGACAGGATCGAAAAATAATGTTTAAGATTGAAACTCTAATGGAACAGGGGGTTCAGAAATAATGAAAATTGCAATTATAACTGACACACACTTTCGGAGCTAGAAATGATAACCAAAACATCAATGATTATTTCTATAAATTCTATGATGATGTATTTTTTCCCACTCTAATTGAGAGAGGGATTACTGCCTGTGTTCATATGGGTGATGTTACAGATCGTAGGAAGTTCATTAGCTTTAAAACTGCCAGTGATTTTAGAAAGAGGTTCATCAACCGATTTTCTGAGCTTGGAATTGATCTTCATCTTATCATTGGTAACCATGATACATTCTATAAGAACACCAATGAAGTCAACTCAATGGAAGAACTTGTAGGTTCTGACAGGTGTAATATATACGCTGGCCCAGAGGTTGTGGAATTTGATGGTATACCAATTCAATTCATGCCGTGGATTAATAGTGGAAACTATGAACTTGCAATGACAGCATTGAAGACTTCCCCAGCACAAATTCTGATGGGTCACTTAGAAGTAAATGGTTTTGAGATGCATAAAGGTTATATGGCAGAAGGTTCTTATGATAAAGAATTGTTCCGTAGGTTTGACCTATGCTTTAGTGGTCACTTTCATCATAAATCCGATGATGGCCAGATATACTATTTGGGAACTCCATATGAGATTACTTGGAGTGATCATGATGATCCGAAAGGGTTTCATATCTTTGATACAGAGAATCGAGAGCTAGAACGTATCATTAACCCTCATAGTATTTTTGAGAAGATTTTCTATGACGATACTATTAAAGACTATACTAAAGAAGATGTATCTGGGTATAAAGATAAGTATGTAAAACTGATTGTGGTTAACAAAAAAGACCTATACCAGTTTGACAAGTTTACAGACAGGTTGCTACAAGCTGATGCATTTGAGGTTAAGATTATTGAAGACTTCTCTGAGTTGGATGCTGAGAATGTATCTGATGATATTGTGGAGAACACTGAAGATACGATGACGTTGTTGGAGAAATACATTGACCAGCTGGATGTTACACTGAGCAAAGACCGATTGAAAAACACGATGCGGTCACTTTACACCGAGGCACAGGACTTGGAACTCTAAAGAAGATGAAAGAATATTGAGAAATGCTATGAAATACCTTGAGGAACATAACCTTTGATAAACTTTGAAACCGTCCGCTGGCGTAATTTTTTAAGCACTGGTAATAATTTTACAGAGATACAGTTAGATAGGAACTCAACCACATTAATTATTGGTGAGAATGGAGCTGGTAAGTCTACCATTCTTGATGCGTTGTGTTTCGGTTTGTTTGGCAAGCCTTTTCGTAACATTAACAAGCCCCAACTTCTAAACTCTGTCAATGGCAGTGCTGCACTTGTAGAGGTGGAGTTTCGTGTTGGAACTAAGAAAGTTAAGGTTGTTCGTGGTATCAAACCAAATATCTTTGAAATTCATGTAAACGGTAAGTTGTATAATCAAGACGCTAACTCCCGTGACTACCAAAAATATCTAGAGCAGCAAATCCTTAAACTCAACTATCGCAGTTTTACTCAGGTTGTTATTCTGGGTTCATCTACGTTTATTCCTTTCATGCAGCTAAAGTCTAAACACCGCCGTGAAGTTGTTGAGGAGATTCTTGATATCCAGATTTTCTCTATTATGAATATGCTTCTCAAGACACAGTTAAAGACTATTGTTGATGATATGCGTGAGGTTGATTATCAATATAATTTGACAAATGAAAAGATTACCCTTCAAGAAAAATATATTGATGAAATGTTTATGCATAAGGAAAAACTCATTCAAGAAAAAACTTCTTTGATTGGTGGAAATGAAGAAGAAGTTTTCAAAAAGAATTTGGATATAAAATTTCACACTGAAAAAAACATTGAACTCCTTAATCAAATTACTGACAATGATAGCGTAAATATAAAACATAACAAACTGAAAGATATTCAATCTCAGCTAAAAGAGAAACACAGGGCTCATACCAAACTAGTTGGTTTCTTTGAGAGCAATGAGGACTGCCCAACATGCCAACAACATATTGATGAAATCTTTAAGACTGATATGATTGATAAGAAACAGGGTGAAGCAGATAGAGTTGATAGCGGATTAAAAGAACTTAAAGATGAGCTGCATAAGGTCATCTCAAGACAGAATAATATAAAAGATATTGCTGATAAGATTCGGGAAAATGAAGTTCATGTTGCAAAGGAGAATAGTTCTCTTATTCAGCTTGAGAAATTTAATGCTACT